CCGGAAGTTCTGATTAATATTTGTTTCGAACGTTGGGTCGAATCTTAGGATGCCGTACATACCCTTACCAAAAGTCGCCATTCGGTACAGTATTACTACTGACTTACGGCGACCTTTCTCTAATTGATCCAAGTCTACAACTGTTGTTATCTCTAATAACGGGAGTAGCTCGGCCCAAACAGAGACGGTATTACCAACTTTAACCAGATTCGCGAGGCTATTCACAATAGCATCACGCATCGGGTTATCGTTGCTTTGTACCGTGGTAGACGATGTCATAGGGAAGATTTTTGGTAAAGTCGCTTCAAACTTTGTTTGATAGCGAGTTAACTTATAAGTCAACCCCATGACTAATCCGTTGACCACTGCGCTTGCAACCCTTGAAAGTTCGCTTTCAAGCACTGTTCGAGAAGCAGGAATCACATACGAATCGTCATCTTTAGTCCCTAAAGCGAAGAAGTTTCTAACTTCATCGTAATTAAAGGACTTTAGATTACGAAGCGTAAAACGGAAGGTCTCCAACGTAAACTTGATGGTTCGGATCCTTGATCCGGACTTATTAAGGTTACGGTACAGCATACAAACACTTTCCACCGAGCCGACGAAGTTAGAGGTACAATTTCCTCTATCAATCCAATTTAAAACTGCACTATATAATTCCAAAGGATTATTTAGTGTGCTTTTAATTGAGTTGATAGGGAAACCAGTAATCTCAACCCCATCGCGGAACCACCGCTTTGCAAACTCATAAGTCGTTAAAGACTCATGGGATTTCATTGCGGAGATTCTTACTCCTAATCCAGTAATCAGTTCTACATACTGCTTAGCGACGGCATCGTTAGTAATAACGATATCATCTCCAAGAAGGATGTAATCCTTGAAAGGGTAAGCCCCAACAAGGAATGCTGCGTACTGGACTACGAGGTGGTGGGAAAGAGTGAAAAGAGCCCAAGATGACTTTGCCCCCATAGGTTGACCAACTGCATAGCGGATGGTTGTTCCTTCTGGCGTAACAAAGCCAAGTCGGGTCATTAACACTCCCCAGGCCCATGCATAATTGGCTCCTAGCATCTCTGCTAGGAGCTGTTTCTGCAGTTCCAGAGGAAATCTGTCAGTTGCATTAGAGAGATCCAAGCTGTGAAACTTGGACCCTTCCGATTTGCTGATGTGAGGGTCCTGCGTGAACGTCCGGTCCTGAGGCATAAGTCGGAGAAGACCGAATAATTGCTCTGACAAAGGTTGTAAAACAACCTGAGTAAAGTAATCAACGATCCCTACGACTCGTGCTTTCAGCTCCGGATCTTGAACAACGGATAGACGTCGGATAGAGGTATCTGTTGATAGGTAACCAACTTTCCCAAGGTTCTCAATCTTGGTATTAATTGGCGTCCAATCTAAGACATCTCTATACTTCATCCAAAGCCCCTTAAGGTATTCAGCACCCTGCATTCCAACGACTTGAACTAATGCGGCCCATATTGGGCCATCATAAGCTTTAAGACAATGGATTGCAGTGGTGATTGGATTCCCTAGAGGGCCCCCTTTCATAGTGAAGAAGAACAGGTCCCGGGACCATATTGGTCGAAGCAGAGACAATCCAAAGTCTTGAACAAATTTTGTAACAAAATTTGGATCAATTGTTTGGAAGTCACCATCAAATTCAGCAGTAATGCTGTCATATGATGGATCTGCTTTGAGCACTATGGCCCGCGAGATGATCAGCAAGGTAAGAACGAATCTTAGATGGTTTGGAATTCCAGAGTCGACAAGGTCCTTTATGAACCAAATCGATTTTGGAAACCCGTCCTTAAGTCCAACAATGGAATCAACCACTAGAAGTGGCTGGCCGCTGATGTACTTAGTTACGATCAATCGTAAGAGTTTCACTCGAACGATTGTCCATTTTAGACCCTTAGTCCGAATCCACTTACCAAGTAGCGCAAGCCACTTTGTAATCATGGACCGGGATACATCCGCTTTGATCTCAGTGAACCACAGAGAAGCCACCCACAGAAGGATGGTTTTAAAGTGTTTCATAATAAAGATGAAAGATGGTTGTAGTGGTGTTACTTACCGTTTTGGAGAGTGCCTATAGAATTTCTTGATCGAAGGGTAAACTACGTCCTTCTTTCTTGAAACCTAGATCGCACTTTGTGCTTGCGCACATCTCGGCCTTTTGCATTTGCTCCAGGTCCTCCTCCTATCTGCAAGCAGACCCAATTATTGCTAACTGGGGGCGGTAAGTGAACCGATATGGTTGAGATACGTTAGGGTTAGAGCCATTTCTGGGACTCCCCTGGACTAACGTACCTCCCGAACCTCGGTTCGGCTCGGGGGAACACCCCCTTACGGGGGCGGTTCTCAAGGATTCGTCCAGAATCCGAGAGAGACTATGCTCGAAAGAG